ACTTTGTCTTCTTTCGTATGATAAAACTCATATCGATCTTCTGGTTGTTCGAGAAAGTCGTGACCGATATTCTGATCAAAAGATACACCAAGTGCCTTAGTTAATAGATCAGGAATAGAACCCTTATCTAAATCATTGTGATTGCCATCTAACACAAGAATGGATTCACGAACAGCATTAAAGACTGCCTTGTCTTGGCAGAACTTTTCAGTCTTATCTACGATCCACTCTAAGTCAGTTTTAGGATCGTAATCTAGACCTTCAATCATCTCAACTATAGTGGTGTACTGGTCGTCTGATATATTACTTTTTTCATCAATAGCAATCTTTAAGGCGCTTTTTGTTGGTACACTGTTGTAGTCTGAGATATACTGTGTTATTGTTTTAAACACCATTTTCTCAGTGAAGTCACCGAAGTATTCTTCACTAAGAAATGGTATAACTCTACGCATGTAATCTTCATTATGTAAGAGTCCCGCAAGAACGGTGTTTTCAATCATTCGCTACTGTCTCCTCGTCAGCGATTTCAATTTGAGAATCATCACTGATGAGACCCGCACTAGAAGCAATAGTATACACCTTTTCGATGTGTTTGGCAAGACTTGTTTTCTCAAACATCATTAACCAGAAATCTTTATTATCTACGATCTCTTTTGCCCGCATCATCTTATCACTCAGAACTTCACCAGTCTCTGGATTAAGGGCTTCATACCAACCAACTTTTGGCTTATGTACATAGCCAGCTTTCTCTGCAACTTCTAGTAGTCCAGACCACTTCATGATACCACCATCAAAAGTAACAGTAATAGGGATCTGAGACTTCTCACGCACATGTCGAGACTTTTCGATATTGATTACAAAGTGGTAGCCCTTGATCTCAGTACCTTCTTTCTCTTGTCTACGTCCGATGATCCAAATAGCATCAGCAGAATAGTAAGCACCAGTACCGCCAGACACGATGTCTTTAGGGAACATGCCAATTTCTTTGTAAGTGTGATTCACACAGATCAAAGGAATGTCTTTTAGATTGAGATGAGGTGTTACAATACGAAACAGAGATTTCATCTGCTTTGCACGTGACATATCTGCCACAGACTTACCGTCTAGTGCATCATCAACTTCTTTCTTAGATGCTAAGTTACCAATAGAATCGATTACAATACAGACGTTATCTTTCTTATCTAAGTCATTCAACTGATTAGTGATATCAAACTTTAACTGCTCGACATCTGTAATCGGTGTGTGAATAACACGATCCATATCAATACCAAAAGACTTGAAGTATTCTGGTGGTGTACCAAACTCTGAATCATAAAACAGTATAACACTGTCTTTATATTTCTTTTGATGAGCGGCAGCCATCAGCAATGCGAATGCTGATTTGAAGTGCTTAGATGGACCAGCTAACATTAGCAAGCCTGGACT